GTTTGATTTGCTTGAAGCAAAAGGACTGCTTGAGAAACAAGGTAACCGCTACAAATATATGAGTAGCACAGGCGAAGAAACACTAGAATATCGCAAGAATTGGACAGGTGACAAACTCGAAATGATCATGGCCGATTTACCGGCAAAAGAAGAACAAATGGTAAATATCGCTAACGCAGACGAAGAAGCTGTGATTGATCATAACGAGGAGTTAGCCGAGAATGAATGAAGAACAAATTGCTGATGTTTGGAATATCTTCAAAAATTACCTTGATAAAAAACACGTAGAAACAGCAGCAGAACGTTTTGTCGATCTGCTTGCTGACTACGGTATTGATGACATTACTTTTAAAGAGTTATTAGGCACAGACAAGGATTTAGATGTTGCTATATCTTACTATTTAGAAGACGATGCTGAAGACGATAATTACAATGACGAATGGGATGAATAATGGGATGGTACAGTAGAGTATCACGTGACATAAATCAAATACCTGCTGCAATTCAATATTTTGAAACTGAGTTACTTGAAGCTAAACAAGAATGTAAACTTGTAGGTAATGTAGAAAAAGCAGCAAGTCAAATGCCCGGTATTGTTGAACATCGTTTCAATCAACTTCAAGAAATTGAAGCCATTCTTGAATATCTAAATATAGAGCTGCGTAGATTGCGCAGCTCGTTCTTCAAAAAATATCTTGAAAATTATCAAAGAGCATTGAGCAGTCGTGATGTTGAAAAATATGTTGACGGCGAAGTTGATGTAGTTGACTATGAAAAAATTATCAATGAGTTTGCATTGATGCGTAATAAATGGTTAGGTGTATTAAAAGCACTAGATCAAAAACAATGGCAAATCACAAACATAGTCAAACTACGTGTTGCAGGCATGGAGGATGCAACATTATGATTGAATTAACAGAACAACGTGGTCATTACACATGGCCAAAAACAGATACACGCTGTTACAACTATATGATGACACACTATGATCTACCTAAACAAATTTGTGAATATGTAGACAACAAAGATGTTTGTGTTCAAGCAGGCGGCAACATGGGTGTATACACTAAGATGTATGCACAGCAGTTTAATCATGTTTATACTTTTGAACCAGAACCTTTAAACTTTTTTTGTTTAAATCAAAACGTCACAGAATCTAATGTATACAAATATCAAAGTTGTATAGGAAAAGATAGGAATCTAGTAAACTTAAAAATCAAAGAAGCCAATCGTGGTAAAAATCACGTATCTAAAACAGGTAATATACCAACATTACAAATTGATGACTTAGGTTTAACAACTTGTAATCTAATACATTTAGATGTAGAAGGGTTTGAGTTGTTTGCATTGTTAGGTGCTATTCACACTATTAGAAAATGTAAACCGGTAGTTGCTGTAGAATATTTTGAAAAAAATGCTGCAAGGTACAATTGGAATTTACAACAATTAGAATCTTTCCTACAACAACATGGTTATAAATTAGCCCATACAATTGAAGAAGAAAGAATTTACATAGCACAATGAAGAAGCAAAATAGGCTACGGGCACACATTATCAGATTAGAAAATAATGATCATAGTCGTAATATGGCTTATGAATGCAAAGTTGCTGCTGAAAAAAACGGTATTGATGCACATTACTTCACAGCTATCGATGGAAAGAATGCTGAATTAGAATATCAACGTTCAGGAATACCTAAGCCACCAAAAGCGTTGAAAAAAGGACGAGCGGGTGTTTTAGGTTGTTTTTTCAGTCACTACTATTTGTGGGACAAATGTGCCAAACTCAATCAACCTATTGTTATTTTAGAACATGACGGATTTTTTATTAGACCCTTGCCAGATGACATTTTAAATCAATTTGATGATATATTAAAACTAGATAGGTTTGATCCTTATAGCAAAGATTATGATACAACAGTAACCGAATCTTTTAACAGAAAAGTACGTGTAATGGATTATAAAAATCCTGCTCCAAAAAATGTTTTAAAAATTGGCACAGGCGATCAATATTTCAAAGGAGCGTACAGTTATATTATCAAGCCCCATGCAGCTAAACGCTTGATACATTGGATTAAAACAAATCGACACGGTAAAGGTCACAGACCAGCAGATCAACAAATTGGCAGCGGTATTAATCGTTTGCAAACAACAGAATGCACTGTAGCAAGATTACATCCATTTTATAGTGTAGGTGATAACATTAAAACAGAAAGTTTGACTAGAAATTACCACTGATATTTAAAGGTTTCAAAATCTTTTTCAAACATAAGATTAATACGTTTTCTCATTTTACTGTTGATAATATCTCTGTAATGATGATTACGATTATCAGATTTATTGTATTTTGTTTTAACTATTTCAACATCCGCAAATAGTGGCATTGTGTTGATTTGTTTTAAATCTTCAAATTTAACAACTTGCACAGTTTCGTCAATCCATTCAACTTGATTATTATAACATCCAAACCAAGTTCCTTCCCATTGTTTGTCTTTGTATTTGTCAAACCAATATAAAATGCCTTTGTTCATATCGTCTTGTTCTTGTTTGGCATGTATTTGACCAGCTTCAATTTTTCTTTTTCTGTAAAAAAAGTAACTACAAAGTCTATCATACGGATTACGAACAATTGTAAATGAATAAAAATTGGAAGTATCTAATTGTTCTCTTACATGATGAATAGTACTGTGATAATTTTCCGTTTGTGCATATTTGTTTGTTATTAATTCTACCTCGTATTTTTTAGACAATGCATTTATAAGGCTTTTACCTGCTGTTTTTGGAATGTGTATAAAAATGTAAGGTTTTGGTTGTTTGTAGATAAAATAACTCATGAAAGTATTTATTAGTTAAACACATACATAAATATCAGTATGAAAACTGTTTTGGTTACAGGTGGATTTGATCCATTACACTCAGGGCATATAGAATATTTTAAAGCAGCAAAACAACTAGGCGATAAGTTAGTTGTTGGTATCAACAGCGATGACTGGCTAACACGTAAAAAAGGTAAACCGTTTATGCCTTTCCACGAACGTGCGGCCATTGTAAATGAATTAAGTTGTGTTGATAAAGTAATCTCATTTGATGACAAGAATGATAGTGCGGATCTAGCTATTGGATTAGTACTGCAAACTACAACAGGAAAAGTAATTGTGGCCAATGGGGGCGATAGAGTAGATGGCAATGTAAAAGAACAAGCAACTTATGAGGATCATCCTGATGTAGAGTTTGTGTTTGGCGTAGGCGGCGAAGATAAAAAGAACAGCAGCAGTTGGATTCTTAAAGATTGGTCGAAACCAACTACAAAACGCAACTGGGGTACTTATACTGTTCTTGATAAAAACGGAGAATGGCAAGTTAAAGAATTACATTTTGATATTGGAAAAGCACTAAGTGATCAACGTCATTTTGCACGTAGCGAACACTGGCATATTGTTCAAGGTAGTATTCACATGAGTTTACAGTATACAAATGGTGATATTATTAACAAAACATATCATTCCGGCGATAGTATTGATATTCCTGTGGACACTTGGCACAAGGCAACCAACGTTGGAGACATTCCTGCAAAAGTTATTGAAGTGTGGATGGGTAACAATCTCACTGAAGACGATATTGAAAGAAGAGACTAGTGGATAAAGTTACTATAAATTATACACCTTGGCCTTTTGCAGAAATTGAAAATTTTCTACCTAATAAAACTTTAAAATATGTTAAAAATATTTTAAAAAATACAGATATAGAAACTCGTTCTATACACATTAACGATACTAAGATTGATAAGTTTTCACATTCCGTATACCCTATGTTGTGTAATTTTTTAAATTTAAAACAAAAGCAATGTGATATTTTGTATCAGTTTAACAATGTGACATGTCAAAAATCTAATATACATGTTGATCAACATTGGAAGCAATTAACGGTAGTTTGTCAAATATCGAACACAGGTAACGGAACTGCAATATATAATACTGACAAAGAATATGTGACTACTACAGATTGGAAATCAAATAATGCTGTTGTTTTACCGCAAGGAAACACAAATTGGCACGATGTAGAAACATTTGAAAACACGAATAGGCAGACTTTAAATATAATTTATTGCCCAAAAGGGTTAATACCAGAAAGAATAATAAAGGAATCGCAAAATGGATGAAACTCAAGAACCATTAAAGATATTTGTAGGATGGGACAGTAGAGAGGACATTGCTTACCAAGTTTGCAAGGAAAGCATAGAACATCATGCTAGTGTTCCTGTAGAAATTATTCCTTTGAAACAAAAACATCTAAGACGTGATGGATTATATTCAAGACCTGTTGATAAACTTGCAAGCACAGAATTTACATTTACACGTTTTTTAATTCCAGAATTAATGGAACACAAGGGATGGGCATTGTTTATTGATTGTGACTTTGTCTTTTTAGATGACGTTAAAAAATTATTTGATCAAGCAGCAAACAAATATGCTGTAATGTGTGCCCAACACGATTATACTCCCAAAGAAACAACCAAAATGGATGGACAAATACAGCATATATATCCAAGAAAAAACTGGAGTAGTATGATGCTGTTCAATTGCAGCCATCCTGCTAATCAATCACTAAACAAACATGCTGTAAATAATGCAAACAACGATGGCGCATATTTCCATAGATTAAGTTGGATACCAGATAAATGGATTGGAGAAATTTCACACGAATGGAATTGGCTTGTAGGTTGGTATAAAGAACCAGAGGATGGATCTCCTAAAGCATTGCATTATACAGAAGGCGGACCTTGGTTTGAAGAATATGCAGATTGTGAATATTCTACAGAATATTACAAAATAGAAAGACAATATCATAAAAAACAAATTAGCTTTCTAGCAAATAAAATGGATGCATGGCAAAAAAGAGAAGTCAAAGTCGACGATATAGACTTGCCAGATCAAAAAAAAAGTTTGATGAAACATTTACTAAAGGTCAGTCTTGATCCTCAAGAAATATGTTATGGATCAAAGCAAGATTTTGTAAAACTATGGGAGCAAGTAGAAACCACAATGAGTAACAAAGTAGCAACAATAGAAAGCGATGGCGGTATTAATTACAAGTCAAAAGGGCACAAATACGATACTTATTTGGAAGCATTTGCAACAGGCTCGAGTGGTTATATCAGTACATGGGAAAAAGAAGAATCTAAAGACACGCCATTGATAATAAGAGGATTAGGAGGCAACAGTAGAAAAGCTATTCAACATTGTCACAATAACAATAGACCCTATTATGCAATAGATACTGGTTATATGCAACCTGTTGGTACAACAAAAAAGATGTATCATAGAATTACACGAAATAATTTGCAAAATCAACAAATGTTAATCGAGCGTCCTAAAGATAGATTAACAAGATTAGGTTATAGCTACAAAAGATTTACTCCAGGAAGTAAGATATTAATCTGTCCTCCAAGTGAAAAGGTTATGAATTTATTTGGACAGCCCGATCCTAAAACATGGACACAAAACGTAATTAAAGAATTAAGAGAGTTTACTGATAGACCAATAGAAATAAGATTAAAACCCGATAGAGCAGACAGAGTTACTGTTAACACAATGGAACATGCACTTTCGAATGATGTATACTGCATGGTTACATACAACAGTATTGCAGCCGTTGAAGCAATACTTTTAGGCAAACCTGCTATTGCACTTGGTCCTAATGCTGCTGCTACTGTGTGTAATAGTCAATTATCAGAAATTGAAACTTTAAATTATCCTGACAAAGAGTTGGTTGTTAAGTTTGCTGCACATTTAAGCTACTGTCAATTTACTGAAGCAGAAATGCGCAGCGGATATGCATGGCGGATTGTTAATGAAACATGAGAGTTATAAGTTATTTAAATGTTATACCTGCAAAGAATAACAGTCAAGAAAAAGTAGACATATTACATAATTTTATACAAGGTGTAAATGTTAGAGGCGATCAAGGTTTAATTCAAAATCAAAGCAACATTTTAGACTGCGATGTTGCAGTGATACAAGGCTGGACACATCATAAAGGTAAAACAGGCGCACATTTACAATTACGTGAAAATATAATAAAGCATCAATTACAGTCAGGAAAATATGTTTGTACAGCTGACAGTAATTTGTTCTTGTACGCAAATAAAACCAATAGTCCTCATCATTATTTGAGATACAGTTTTAATGGAGTATTTCCTAATACCGGACAATATTTTGATGATAAAATAGATACAAGTAGATGGCAACAAATATCAACAGACTTGAAAATAATGCTACAACAAAAACCACCCAAAGGCAAATACATTTTATTGTGCTGTCAACGCAACGGCGGCTGGAGTATGGATGGAGTGGATGTTGTTGATTGGGTAATAAACACTGTTAGAAAAATAAGAGAGTATAGCGATAGACCTATAGTAGTAAGAGGTCATCCAGGAGATAAAAAAGCAGTTACTTACCTCAATCATAGATACAGTCGTGTTAATAGATTGCCAAATGTTAGAATTAGTGCAGTAGGTACTCCGTTAGAACAGGATCTACACAAATGTTGGGCAGTGGTAAATCACAACAGTAGTAGTATTGTTGGCCCGCTTATCAAAGGTTATCCTGCGTTTATAACAGATGCACATAGAAGTCAATGTGCTGAAGTTAGTCATGTGGGTTTTAAAGATATTGAAAATCCAAAACAATTTGACAGAGAACGTTGGTTACAGCGTATCAGTATGTTTCATTGGAATTTTGAAGAATTAAAAAAT